ATTTGTGATGCACCGCCGCCGCCTCCAGAACCATAAGGACCACCAGCACCACCATTCCCATTCGTACCAGATGTACCACCTATACCTCCATCACCTTGACCACCAGCACCACCAGTAATAACATTAAGTGTTTCACCTGGCACTACATCTAAATCACCCTCAATATAAGCACCATTTCCAAAATAACCTCCACCAGCACCCCATATTTTTACATGCACACTTTTTATATAATTGGGAACTGTATACGTAGTTGTAGTTGGTGTTACAAATGTCTGAATATTTGCATCTGTCCCTAAAGTACTTACATAAAGATTATAAGGATTATAATCACTTTCAAAATGAAGATTTGTTGTTACAGTTGATTGTGCATTAATTGTGCTTATATTAATTGTTGATGCATTTACAATACCAACTGTAAGGGTACTCAAGCTTAGATTAGGTTCTGTTATAGCTGTAATACGATTCTCATCCAAATATAGTAGATTATTATTCAAATAAAATGAAGTGGATTTATTTGTTTCTGTATCAATGAGATTTATACTTGACACTATAGTTCCAGCCCTGATTGACGATACATTTATATTACCAGCTGTAAGAGTACTCAAGGATATATTAGGATCTGTTAGAGCCGTAATACGATTGTTATTCAAATAGAGCAGATTATTATTCAAATAAAATGAAGTAGAGTTTGTTGATTGTGTATCAATAAGGTTTATAGTTGATACTGTAATTGAACTTGTTTTTATTGTACTAGACACACTCAATGATCCCTTTATTCCAAAATCTTTTGATAAAATGGACACCGTACCAGAACCAAGGTATGGTGCACCTTGAGGACCAGAGGCAGATCTTTTCTGACCTCTACGATTCCCTTGACCTCTCATTCTTTCTACTACACGAAAAATATTTATTAGTATAATTTTGTCCGGAGAATTAGATACAACTAAAAATTATAAAAATTTTAGTTGTATAAATAAGTTGCCCGGATATTTATAGCGACACGTTTTGTTTACTTAGAGATCATACTGGAACATATTAGAGAGACTCCATGACCCAAGGTGGAGGTTTATTACAACTTGTTGCTCAAGGAAAACAAGATGTATTTTTAACAGGAAATCCTAGTGTCACATGGTTTAAGTTTGTATATAATCGCTATACAAACTTTGCAGTTGAAAGTCAGCAGATGTATTTTGACGGCTCACCGAATTTTGGACAAAAATTATCATGTCTTGTTCCAAGAAATGGAGATTTACTTGGACCTATTTTTCTTAAAGTAACACTTCCTCAACTCTACTTATCTCCCTCTTCATTTAGCCCTCCAAGTGCAAATCCCGTTCCTGTTGGATATGTAAATAGCCCTGGACATGCCTTAATCAAAGAAATAAGTATCCAAATCGGCGAACAAGAGATTGATAAACAGACCGGTCAATGGATGGAAATCTGGAGTTCACTTACAACAGATGCAAGTCAAAAAGATGGATTTCAAGAAATGATTCAACAGAAATCTGGATACCCACGTATTGATTATCTTAATAATGCCCCTGATTTATCTGGAGGAGTACGAACACTTCCAAAGAATGTATTTAGTCGTGAAAATGGTAACTTAAATGTGGATATAAGTGGTATCAAAATTTTTGGACCGAGTGGACAGCAAATCATTCAGCCAACCACTAAATATCCTTCTACATTTGATGAACCAATTATGGGACCTATAACAATGTATATACCACTTCGCTTCTGGTTTAACAAGAATCCCGGATTATACCTTCCTCTCTTATCAATGCAATATCACCCTGTTCGTATTAATCTAACACTTACATCAATTCAAGAAATGTTTTATACAAAAAAGCTTTACAATTATTGCAGCGATAATGGGGACTTATGTGTAACAAACAATATAAGTGCAATGCCCACAAATACACATCTTGATATACAAATGTGGGGAGATTATGTCTTTTTGGATGTTCCTGAACGCAGACGGTTTGTAAGTTCAACACTTGAATACTTAATTGAACAAGTACAATATACACCTCCTCTTGCTATTCCTGCGAATTCTAAGACAGCGACTCTTCAATTGAATTTTAATCATCCTATAAAGGAATTCATTTGGGTGCTACAACGTAATGTAAGCCAGTGTCGTCATGAATATTTTAATTGGAGTAGTCTTGGATTTTATGAAATTGAGATGGCTGCTGCTCAGAATCTTCCAGAACCTGGACATCGCACAGATTTAATGGCGAGTGCAAATATACAGCTTGATGGAAAAGATCGTTTTGATCCACGTGACCCACTCTATTTTAGACTCGTTCAGCCTTACCAAAGACATACAGCGATTCCTTCCGACCGTTATATTTATGTCTATAGTATTGCTCTTCGGCCAGAAGAACAACAGCCTTCTGGAACGCTGAATGCAAGTCGTATAGATAATATTGTTCTTCAACTCGGCCTTGTATCAAATGATGGACCTTGCTCTAGTTCAGGAAGTACTTCAAACATGTCTGCCTTTATCTATGCTAGAAATTACAATGTTTTGCGTGTGATAAATGGGTATGCGGGTCTTCTCTTCTCAGTTTAGGGAAGCATGACAGTCATGTTTGATTATACACAAAAATCATTTTGGGGTGGTACATGGTATCCGTATTGGTCTTTAATTGTTATATCTATTCTTGGAGGATTCTTTGGCCTTGATCATATGTGGCTTCGTAGTCCAACAACTGGTCTAGCAAAATTTATTATAAACATATTTGGATTCGGTATTTGGTATTTCTACGATCTACTCCAAATTCTTGGTGAGAAGGAATCTGTTATGAAAAATGGTCTGAGTGCACCAATTATAGGCCCTCTTGGAATTGGTGCAGGAATGTTTTCTGATAATAATTCTGGTGGACCTTTTTCAAAGGCTCCATGGCGCTTTATGGCCTATATACTATTAATATGGTTGCCCTTTGGATTTGATTTTATTGTAGCTGGTGATACCTATGGTGCAATGGGCAAATTCATATGTACAGTTATACCTTTATTATGGCCTATAGCAATCATTTGGGGAATAATAAATATTATACGTGCACACTTTATGCCAAAAACCTTGTTTACGAAAGGAACATACCGTATGTTTCCAATAAACTTTTTTATGGATTCCAATGGACCTTCAGTACTCGGACCCTTTGATCTTGGACTTGTGCCTCCTGATGAATCTTGTAAAACAGATGGATTTGTTCAAACGATTGCCAAACCTGTTTTGGATGCTGTAAAACTGGCTGGAGACGCTGCATCTAATGCTGCAGTGATGGCTGGACATACAGCAGTTGAGATTATTACACCCGGTTTACCTCAAGCTGTTATGGCGACTACTAAGGCTGTTCAAGCTACAGCTGGAGCAACCCAGATTGCCGCTAATACGACAGGAACTGTTCTTAGTGGCCTTGGTACTGCTTCTGAGGCTGCTGCTTCTGGTGCTACCAAAGTATCTCGTTCCGTTGCTTCTGGACTTGCCGAAACTGCTAATACTGTCACAAACGCTGCTCAGAATATAATAAAAGCTGGTGCTGAGCCAATAAAGGGTGTAATAAAAACTGGCTCAAGTCTCATACAAGAAATTCCCAAGGCAACCGAACAACTCCCTGGAATTGGTTCACAAGTTACATCTAGTCTTGGACAACTAACATCAGCTGATGGTCTCAAGAAACTTGCTCATATTGGTGGTGGCAGTGCTATTATGGCAAGTGGTAGCAGTGATATGACTACAATAGCCCTCTTATCATTGTTTGTAGTCATAATTGGTGGAGGCACTATAATGGCAGTGCGTCGCATGAACCTAAAACCATCTTTATTTGATAAGAAGAATGACTCTGACACCCCTCCCGAGCCACGCCGCATTTGAAGAACTTCTACGACCTCGCAGACCCACAGAAGAATCATTTTTTGGAAATTACGAACCCTGGGTCTGTGTAGCCTTTACAGCAAATTGGTGTGGGCCTTGTAAGCGTCTTGACAAAGAGGCTCTTGCATTGGCGTCTCCTTCAGTTAAATGGTATGTATGTGATGTTGATGAAAATAATGTCAGCCTCGGATATGCTGGTCTCAAGAGCATTCCTGGATTCTGTCTCATAAAGGACGGTTTATTTAAGGATCGTAAGGCTGGTGCCTCTGGCAATCAGGATGTTCTTGATTGGCTTGAGGAAAATGGTGTAAGTGTCTCTAAGTAAATTATCGCGTGTGTGATTTTTTATATTGTTTCTTGTTTTTCTTGTGTCTGCTGTTTTTATTGTCCTTCCTACTAATACTAGAATGTGTTTTTGATCTATTATACTCCTTTGGTATACGAATATTTGGTGGTCTTTGATAAGGCGATTCCTCTTTTTTTTGTTTGCATAATAATGCCCCCATCCTAATTGTAGGTTATGATTAAGATGGAGACATACGATTGTATCATAGTTGGTGCGGGAATCAGTGGTTTGTACTCGGCGAGAGAGATTCTTAAAAAACATCCAAAATGGTCTGTAGCACTTGCTGAACGTTATGAAGGGGTTGGAGGTCGTACCTATTCTTATAGACATGATGGTATTAAATGGGAAGCTGGTGCTGGTCGCATTCATTCCAGTCATAAACGTACTCTTGAATTAATAAAAGAATATGGTCTTCATTTAATACCACTTGATGATAGTATTTTTTATAAAGAATCCGGTTCATCACCTATTGTGGAAAATAATTTTAATACATATTACTCAATGTATATAAAACCTTTGGAACAATTGGACCCGACAATTCTTGCAAATCATACAATTCTACGCATATTGATTAAACTATACGGCGACACGTTTACAAATAATTTATTATCATATTTCCCGTACCGTTCTGAAGTTACAACCCTTCGTGCTGATTTGGGTCTCAAATCGTTCAGAGAAGAAATGGGATCTCAGAAGGGTTATTATATTATTAAGGAAGGATTTAGTGAGCTTATAAAATGTATCAAACATGACATTCAAGAGAGAGGCTGTAAGATTCTTGTAAATCATCGTTTGAAAAATCTTAGAAAGGATCATATAACACGCTGTGTATTTGACTTTCAAGGGAAACAAACTATTTTATCTGCAAAACATGTTGTATTGGCTCTGCATAACGACGCAATTTCTGAAATTCCAGTCTTTCGTTCCTTTGATGTCTTGAAACATCTCAAATCACAGCCTCTATTACGAATTTATGGAATCTTTAAAAAACCGTGGTTTTCTGATTTGAAACGTATTGTAACTCCTGGTCATTTGCGTTATATAATTCCTGTAGGAAATGCAATAATGTTGAGTTATACAGATGGTAATGACACACGTATATATGGAGCTATAAAAGATGATAAGAAGCTTGAAGATATTATTATGAAAGATATACGAGAGCTTTTCCCTGAGCGTCATATACCAGATCCAGTGTTTTTCAAAACACATTATTGGCCAACTGGGGCTACATATTGGCTTCCTGGAAATTATTCTCCCGAAGAACTCTCTGAAAAATCAGTCCATCCACTCTCTGATTTCCCTTCTGTCTGGTTATGTGGCGAGAGTTGGTCAATGAGACAAGCGTGGGTTGAGGGGGCTTTAGAACATACTGAACTCTGTTTGAAGAAATCAAGACTAGGTTAGATAGGTATCATGATGATGTCTGATTCATTACCCTTTACACCATACGACAGTATGGAATATGAAACTGTAGGTCCTTCTGTTCCTAATGGGTTTGCACCTCGTGACAAGGTTGCAGATATGCAGCAGAAGGATCTTAAAAAAGTAATGGAACAGCCGCAGAATCCTCCTGTGGGTACACAGCAACAACAAGTTCCTATGCTTCCAAGACCCACTATGAATAAGACTGATGAAACTGCAGTAGATATTGGACCAAAGAAAGATACACGAGCAGATATTGGCAATTATAAAAATGTATATGATTTGGTCTATATTCTCTTGGCTATATTAATTATTGATGTTGCTGTTATGTTTCTTGTACGATATTCACCAGAAATTTTCGGCCAAGTTCTAAATCGTTGGTATGACACCTTTGGTCTCAATGCAGTTATTGCAGATGTATTTATAATCTTTATAGGATTTATTATCGCTCGTTATATATATACGTCATATATAAAGGTAAAATTTGCCGACGGTAAGTGGTGCCCTTATAAGTTTGTTGGAACTGTAGTTGGTGTACAACTTATACATGATATCTTATTTTATTATGGTATTGTAAACCAGCTTCCCCGAGGCCATAATGCAATGATTGATATGTTTAAGGATTATTCTGCTGGTGGACCGAAAATCCTTGCTGGAGATGCGGCTATGATGATTGGTTCTGCTGGAATCGCAATGCTATTGAAGAGTCAGCCAACACATATTGTTGCGTCCATTGGAGCCCTGGTCACATACATCGTCCCTTATATTTTATATACTAAGGCTCAATAGAATGTCAGGAACATTGAGACAGTATCGTGACCGTTTTATAAAACTAGGTTATACTGAGCGTGGTCTTTCTATTTGTGATAATATACTTGATTTACCCTTTTCTAAATTAGCAGAAGGTAGGAAAATAATGAATAGAGTAATTGTTGAAAAATTTGGTATTAATGGAGTTAAATATATCAAAACCATAGTAGAAAATATAAACAAAATAATTGAAGAAACGGATTGGATTAAAAATACTCCTAATAAATCATATATAACCGATGGACTTATAACTATGGCTGTGAGACTTATGCTTGAGCAAAATCTTGCAGCGAGAGAAAATAATAAACCCAATAATAAACCCAATAATAAACCCAATAATAAACCCAATAATAAATCCAATAACAAAATGATTTATAATCCAGAAGATGAAGCCAATTATACTAATATTGCATATACAAATAATACACTTAGAATATCAAACACTCGTAAAGGAGGTCGTAGAAAAGGAAGAAGATATAGTCGCAGACATTAAACTAGTTCTGTAGCAAGTTTATCTGCCATTGCATTGCCAGAATAAGGAAAGTCTGTATTATTTGTATGAGCTTTTATATGTCTAAGAATTATAAAATGCCGAGAAGATTCATAGAATTCAATCATATGCTTCAATAAATCTAGATGTTCTAGAGGTTTTGAACCATTCGCTCGTTTCCATCCCCTGGCTTTCCACTGTGGCCCCCATACTTCAATACACTTACGAGCATACTCTGAATCTGTCCAAATCGTTACTGGAGTTTTAATTTGACGTTTCTGAATTTCTTCAAAGGCAAGATTTAATCCCCTCAATTCAGCTCTCTGATTTGTCTGTACTTCTTCTGCTGGAACTTTATATGACAGCCCGAAAGGCTTTTCTTCTAAATCCCAGAAGACTACAGAATATGCTGCCGATGCTCCTTTGAATCCATTCTTACTACATGCGCCATCTGTAAATATATGAATCATCTTACTAGAATATGGATACTCACATCTTGATCAATCTTTTTCATATACTTTTAGTCTGCCCCTTTCTTATTTGGGTAGGTATTTCACGTGGTAATCTTCCAGAAGAAGTTTTCAAAGGTTTAGTCGGCCTCGGTATTCTTGTGGTCATATATCAAGCCTATAAGTCTTGGAATCGGTGGATGAAAGGCTCTCAGTATCTATGGGTAAATCTTATACATGTTCTCTGGATAGGACCTCTTATAGCGTATATTGGGGCCAATAAAAAAGAGACACCAAGAGCCGCCTATGAATTATTACTCCTTACGGCATTTGGCGCACTAGGATACCATCTCTATGAATTAGCAACCCAATATGATTTTCTCTAGATATATAAGAATGGCAGTAGCAGTTGGTGATCCGCGTTTGAAAATGGAAGAAATATTGAAGTGGTATCCTTCAGATCAACCAAAACCTACTGCACAAGCCCCTATCGCACAAGCACCTGTTAGAACATCTGGTCGCAATACAAAACTACCCGATTATCTTAAAAATTATATGACGGGCAAGAGCCGTAAGAATCGTAAGAATCGTAAGAGCCGTAAGAATCGTAAAAGCCGTCGTAACTAGGCAACTAACTTCTTCCATTCAGAATTCATAGGATGATTCTCTGAAATCTTAATACAATTTGACACATGATAGTAAAACATTGTCATACTCTTAAACGATTTATTACAGCCCTTACAATCTGTTACAGCATTTGTTTGTTCACTCTTCTTTTTCAAACTATCTGTTAAATCCTTCAAATGAATTCGTGTAAAATGAATTACACAATTTCCCTTTCTCAGATCACTATATGTACAACAAGGACACTTGAAAGTATCCTTCTTAGTTACATCAGAATGTTTTGACTTAATGTGAAGAGTTAAAACACTCTTCTGAAGAAACTTCATATCACAATGCTTACATTCATGGCTCAAATTACCTTCATGGTTTTTAAGATGATAGTGCATTGTTGATTGATTTTGTGCCGTAAATTTACAATCAGGGCATGTGAAATTTCCATTTGTATCCTTATTATACGTAAATACCATTATTGTAATCATAATGGTGGGGTACCGTCGTCAATTTTTTCAGTATTGTGATATTAAAGAACACGACTACATTTATGTAGTAATGAGTCGTCCTAGAATCTTAGTTCTTACACTCGCAATTGGCACTGATTACCGTCGCAATCTAAAAAAGGCTCTTGATTCTAAGAGAGATTATTGTACTCGTCATGGTTATGAATATTTAGAACTTCATGAAGAGGTATGGGATCGCACCAGACCTATTGCTTGGAGTAAGGTTCCACAGTGGATTAAATATGGAGGGATGGCTGATAAGTATGATTACATTTGGATTTCTGATGCAGATGTTTGGATTACAAATCCTGAATTGCGTCTAGAAGATCATGTATTACCTCTTCTGCCAGCGAATAAGAATATTTTAATGACGTATGATTCTTGTCAACATGTTAATTCTGGAAATATGATTATGAGACCTTGTGAATGGTCTGTTGAGTTCTTCAAGAAGGTTTGGAATCGTGAGGATTGTATGTATCATATTTGGTGGGAAAATGCAGCAATTTGTAAGTTAATGTCCGAAGAGCATGAAGATACATCAGCAAATATTGAAGTCACTATGGAGGCATATCGCTTTAATGCTTATATTCAAGGATACAAAGGTACACGCCAATGGTTGCCCGGTGACTTCTTGATTCATTTTGCTGGAGTCTATGAACCCAAGAAAATGATGGAATTTATGGAAATGGTTGAGGCTGGTAAAATACCAAGAATCAATATGTAAAAAAATATGCGTTCTATTTAGAAATGTTCACTCGCCGCAATCGCACTCGCCGCAATCGTCGTCAAAATGGAGGTTCTGATTCACTCGCTAAGTTCGCCAATATGCTTGGTGGTGCCAAGATGCCCGCTGTTGGCTCAAAGGCACAGGTCTTTAATGGAACTGCCAAGCACACGTCCGGTGGTCTCCACAAGAAGGATCTCATGAAGACAAAGAATGGTCGTATCGTCAGTAAGAAGAAGCACGCCGCTGGAAAGAAGGCCATCAAGAACCTACGCAAGCTAGGTTACATCGCCAAGAAGGGAACCTTCAAGCTCTTCTCAAAGAAGTCTAAGCGTGGAGGCAGCTCTTCTATGATGGCCCCCGGACCCCTCTAAACACGTTTTAGAAGGGTTTGAATAACAGTATCTAACAATTTACGTTCCTTTCCGCTGCTCTCAGAAGTATAATACCAATACAAGGATGATTTAGATTCTTCTATTGATGAAACCACAAGAGTCGCTCCTGCAGTACGCAGATCTCGTATAGCCTCCTTAAGAACAAATGATCTTAGAATTTCCTGTGGCAAAAGAGTATTCAAAAGAACTGTAATGGTATCTGAGTAAGGTTCAATATCTCTTGCTGGGGGGAAAAATACTGCATCAAAAGTGATCGGCGATTGTTGTATGGGTATGCTTGTAAATGAAACGATTGTTGGAAGAAAGGGTGCAGATTTCTGATAAAATGCAAGAGGTGTCTGGACTTCTGGTGTTATACACACAATACAAGGTTTTACCGTATTTTGTATATAAGCAATAATAATTGACCAGTCCACAGGAGTCTGTGGTACGAATACTGCATCCCATTTGTCAACCAATTTCCATGCTTCAGATGATTGATGGGAAATTATAAGAATGCGACGTTGAAACGGTGGTGATTCTGTAAATACTTGTTCTTGAAATCCTGGAGGATATGATACCGGAAAATCGGGCGTTAAAATCCAGCGAAGTCTACGGCCCTTTATCGGCGCTTCAAATGCCTCTAAGTGCAATGACATTCTTGAATGTTATTTATAGATAGATTAGAGGGCAATGACCGCAAAGCAAATATTTATCTTGGCCGTCGTAATATTTTTACTAGATCTTCCTTGGCTTTCATTGGTTGGAGGAAATTATAATGCAATTATTCAAGCGATTCAAGGCGGTAGTGAGGTTCGTATGAGACCTATTGCTGGACTCGTTGTCTATCCAGCTCTTGCATTCTTAGCACTTCGTACTCAAAGTCTTAAGGATGCCTTTCTTACAGGAGCAGCAGTCTATGCAGTATATGATTTCACAGTCCTTGCTGCATTCAACAAATATCCATTATATATGGCTGTCGCAGATACTGTCTGGGGAGGTATATTGTTTACGATGGTCTTCTGGCTAAGAGGGAAGTTTGGTATCTAAATAAAGGGATTCCAAGACCACTGCAAGAGTGCTTGTCTTTGTCTCGGTCTGCATTCAAGATCACCAGACTTGCAGTTTTTCTTGACCGCACCGGAATGCCTTGCGAAGGCTTTCCATCTCTTGATTTGTACTGCATCTAGTTCTGGTATTCTACGACCCATCCAATAACGACAGAACCATTGAAACCAACCACGTTCATCTGGATTTGTAGATTTAGATAAAGTAGGATATCTATTTGATTTTTGTGAAGAAGCAACCCAGCCATACTTTTTCCATTCAGAAAGGGGTAAGCGACTATTAATCTTGAAAAGATTCACTTGAACATCTGCGCCTTGAGGCCTTAATGCATCCATTGCAAGAGCATCAAGAAACCATTCACTTGGAAACTCTTCTGTGCAATCGTTTAGATATTTCCCTTCAAAAACACCAAGGCGTAACATCTGTCCTGGCGTAAAATGTGGTTTGAAATCTTCTTGAAAATTAGTACCTGGAGATTCTTGTAGAATATAAGAATAGTTTTTTACCATCTTATTTGATACGTGAATTGTGTCTCCTTTTTTAAAAGAAGCGAGTGGTCTTCCAGATTTCTGTAAGGCCTCTAACATTGACTCGGGCGTCATTTCTTAATAATATTATATAATATATAGATGGATAAATTACCAGAAGAAATATTACAATAGGTGAAAAAAAGAGTCGCAAATCCAGAAAGCATAAAAATTGATACTCAAAATTACTTATAAATAACTAAAATGGAAGTTGAACAAGAGCCTATTATGCGAGTTATTCTACCTCCCCATACTCT